GTGACGAAATAGCTGCTAAAATGATGCATGGTGATGCAGCTGCTAAGTATTATGATGGTGGTGCTAAATATATGAATGGCATGCCTAAATATGAAGGAGCTTCAAAAGCTTACGGCCCAATGAAACATGTAAAAGGTCATATAGAAGGATTACCAAGTTACACTACAACTAATACTAGTACCACTAGATCAGGTGGTGGTAGTTCATCTACATCAAGCAGTTCATCAAGTAGTTCATCAAAAGGTAAATTAGAAAAAGCAAGTGGTGGCGGTAGCGGTACCTCTGGTAAATCTAAAAGCGAATATATGTCTGGACTTATTGGTAGCAAGAAATTTTCAGGTAGAAGTGGTAGTGAAATGGCTGAAGCCGGATATATTTCTAAAAGCAATATAGATGCTTATGATAAATTAAGAGGAGGTTCTTCAAGCAGTAAATCTTCAAGTAGCTCTAACAAATCTAGTGTAAAAACAGATGTTAAAAAGAAAACAAATGTTGTTGGAACACAAACACAAAAGGATGTTTTAAATAAAGCTGAAGAAACTATAAGAAACAAATTTAGTAAAAAGAAAGCATACCAAGATAAAGAAATGATTAAGGCTCAAGCAGATAGCGCTAAAGTAGCACAAGCCAAAATTAAAGAATATAATAAACGATTTCCATTAGATCAAAGAGGTTTAGACATAGCTCATAGAGCGGGTAATAGAGCAGGAAAAGCATCTTTGCAAAAAGCTAGAGGACCTGAAGGTCAGGTATTATTTTCAGGTAAAGATGCTAGAGAGGCATTTAATACAACTTCAGCTTACCCTGTTTTTGAAGGTACAGGAGTTGGTGTAAAACCAGATAAAAAAATATCTAAAAGAAATCCTGAACAAAAGAAACAAGTAGGAGTTCAAGAACCAGGTTATTTAGGTCAAAGACCGATGATTGAAGATTATGAAGGGGCTAATAAAATGGGTCATAATGCACCTAAAATGCCTACAGGACCTATGAAATTTGGAATGAAAAAATAAATGAAAAAAATTTGGGAGTGGTTAACAAGTAGTGTCATTAAAGAAGTTGGTGATGTTATTGATAACTTAACAACAACCAAGGAAGAAAAACTTGAGGCCCAAAGATTAATTACTCAGATATTAGAAAAAGCAGATAAAGAAGCACAGGAACAAGTTACAGAAAGATGGAAGGCCGATATGTCGTCCGATAGTAAATTATCGAAAAACATACGTCCAGCTGTTTTAATTTATTTAACTGTAATATTTACGGCTTGTGCTTTTTTTGATGGTAATATAGGTGAGTTTAAAATCGCAGAAGCTTATATACCTATTTTTCAAACTTTACTAATTACAGTGTATGGCGCCTATTTTGTAGGTCGTAGTTGGGAAAAAACAAAGTCCTTGCAAAACAACAAAGATAATTAAATTATATAAAATGGCAGAATTAAATAAAATAGAAGATCAAGAACTAAAAACTGTTGTTGATCAACAAAAAGAATTAAATCAAATATTAACTCATATTGGTGTATTAGAAGCCCAAAAACATAGTGCTCTTCATAAAATAGCAACATTAAACGAGGCTATTGAAACAACTAAAAAAGATTTAGAAAACAAATACGGAGCAGTCAATATAAACCTAGAAGACGGCACATATACGGAAATAGAAAAAACAGAAGAATAAATGGACAACGTTGTTAGAAAAATTAGCATAGGTGCTGATTATAAAAATGACGCTATGCATTATTCTGTAGGACAAGAAGTGTATGGTGGTCATACAATATCCCATATTTTATTTGAAGATAGGGATTCATCGTATAACATTTTTATTAAGAAAAACGAAGAGGTATTACCATGGAAAAAATTTAATTCTAACATGGCAATATCTATTGAATATGATTTAAAGTATTAATGAAAAGTGTATATGATTTTATCGTTAAACCTATCGGTGAAAGATATGCAAATGTAAAAAAAATTAATGACAAAAATTTAATTTTAAATACTAAAATTGAAAATTGGAAATTTGTAAATAGATTTGCAGAAGTAATATCTACACCTTTAGCATTACCTACACCAGTAAGAATAGGTGACATTGTTGTATTGCATCAAAATGTATTTAGAAGGTTTTACAATATGAAAGGTAAACAAGCAAATAGTAGATCTCATTTTAAAGATGATTTATATTTCGCTAGTGTTGATCAATTGTATCTGTATAAAAGAAAAAAATATTGGGAGTCTTTAAATGATAGATGTTTTATTATGCCTATTAAAAATAATAATACTTTATCAAATCAAAAAGAAACAAACAATATTGGTATATTAAAAATTGGTAATAGTTCATTAGAAGCGCTAGAAATAAACCCAGGTGACATGGTTTCATTTAAGGCTGGGTCTGAATGGGAGTTTAATATAGATAGCGAGCGTTTATATTGTATGAAATCAAATGATATTTTATTAAAACATGAATATAAAGAAAACCAAGCAGAGTATAATCCACGCTGGGCAAAAAGCAGTTGATGAGTTAATAAAGGTAGCTAAAGAACCTATTGTAGACAGTGATGATGATATATCAGCTGATAGATTAAAAAACGCTGCAGCAACAAAAAAATTAGCTATATTTGATGCGTTTGAAATATTACAACGCATACAAGAAGAAGAGGATATGTTAAATGAAAAACCAAAAGAAACAAAAGCAAAAAGCTTTAAAGGTTTTGCAGAAGGTAGATCTAAATAATGTATACTAATTCTTTATATAAGGTATTAGATAATTATATTAAACCTAATACTATAAAAAAAAATAATAGATATAAAAAATGGGAGTATGGTTATAATAAAGACCACGACGTAGTTATTATAAGTAAAACAGGTAAAATAGGTGATATAATTGAAATACAAAATTTAAAAATCGCTTTACCTGCAAAAGAAAAAGTTCACGACTTTAAATCAGGTACATGGGAATATACTAAGATACCAACTCCTTTAGCAAAAATAAAAACAATATTTGAGTGGGAACATTACCCATTAGATTTTAAAGAAACTTGGTATGATTACATTGATGAAGAATTTAATAAAAGAGAGCAAGGCTTTTGGTTCAATAATAAAGGCGTGGCTACTTACATTACTGGTTCTCATTATATGTACTTGCAGTGGTCCAAGATTGATGTTGGGAAGCCAGATTATAGGGAAGCAAACAGATTATTCTTTATATTCTGGGAAGCTTGTAAAGCAGATAGCAGATGTTACGGGATGTGCTACCTTAAAAATAGACGTTCTGGATTCTCTTTTATGGCGTCAGGCGAAGCAGTCAATCTCGCGACCATTAGTTCTGATTCAAGATACGGTATTTTATCGAAATCTGGACCAGACGCTAAAACCATGTTTACTGATAAAGTCGTGCCAATATCCGTCAACTATCCATTTTTCTTCAAACCAATACAGGACGGTATGGATAGGCCAAAAACCGAACTGGCGTATCGTGTACCTGCCAGTAAATTCACAAGGCGTAAGATACTCTCAGGTGAAAGGCCCGAGGAGCTCGAGGGGTTGGATACAACCATCGACTGGAAGAATACAGGAGACAACTCCTATGACGGTGAAAAACTCAAACTTCTTGTACATGACGAGTCCGGCAAATGGGAAAGACCGAACAACATCATCAACAACTGGCGAGTTACCAAAACAACGTTAAGATTAGGTAGTAGAGTTATAGGAAAATGTATGATGGGTAGTACCTGTAATGCATTGGATAAAGGAGGTGATAACTTTAAAAAAATCTATTATGAATCTGATGTTACAAAAAGAAACCGCAACGGACAGACTCGTTCGGGATTATATAGTTTGTTCATACCTATGGAATGGAACTACGAAGGATACATTGATTCTTATGGCTTACCTGTATTCGAAACACCAACTGAAAAAACCTTTGGACCACATGGTGTAGAAATAGACTTAGGTGTTATTAATTATTGGCAAAACGAAGTTGATGGTTTAAAAGGTGATCAAGATGCTTTAAATGAATTTTATAGACAATTTCCAAGAACTGAAGAACATGCTTTCAGAGACGAAGCTAAACAATCTTTGTTTAACTTAACTAAAATATACGAGCAAATAGATTTTAATGGAGATTTAAAACACAGTTCACTAGTGACCAAAGGTAGTTTCCAATGGTTAAACGGTATTAAAGACACAGAGGTTATATTTGTACCAAATAATAGTGGTAGATTTTTAATTACATGGGTACCAGGTGAAAATCTTCAAAATCGTGTAATATTAAAAAATGGAATTAAATATCCTGGAAACGAAGACTTAGGTGCTTTTGGTTGCGACCCTTACGATATATCAGGAACTGTAGATAAAAGAGGTTCTAATGGATCATTGCATGGTATAACAGCTTTTAGCATGTTAGATGTTCCACCAAATCATTTCTTTTTAGAATATATAGCAAGACCTCAAACTGCAGAAATATTTTTTGAAGATGTGTTAATGGCTTGTGTTTTTTATGGTATGCCAATATTAGCAGAAAATAATAAACCAAGATTATTATATCATTTTAAACGAAGAGGATATAGAGGTTATTCTATGAACAGGCCAGATAAACTTTATAATAAGTTGTCTGTAACAGAAAGAGAAATAGGCGGTATACCTAATTCAAGCGAAGACATTAAGCAAGCTCATGCCGCGGCTATTGAAACATATATTGAAAATTTTGTAGGTTTAAAAGATACTGGTTATGGTGACATGTATTTTCAAAGAACTTTAAATGATTGGAGTAAATTTAATATAAATAACAGAACCCAACATGATGCATCAATTAGCTCTGGTTTAGCTTTAATGGGTTGTAACAAAAATAGGTATAAACCTATACCAACACGTGA